CACCACCGTCCAGTGGCCGCCACCGGTTGGGGCGCTCGCTGGTCCGTGGTGGAGCCAGCCGACAGCGACCGGATGGCCGTTTGAGATTTCTTCCACCAGCATGTCCGCCGTGCCATCCATCTCAAACTCGGCCTTTAGTCCCAGCGAATGCAAAGCGGCTTTTTGGGCTTGGGGATTGGTGCTGTCGCCGAAGCGGGCGCGGATCTTGTTGTATTCGTAGTCGCCCGAGATCTTGCCGTAGTAGCGAGCCACCATCGCACAGCTGGAACTGAAGCACTGGCGGTAACCCTGGGGGCCGTCGTCAGCTCCAAGCTGATACTCATACGGCACCTTCAGGATTTTTTCGTGAGGCTTGATTGCTGGTTCAGTTCCAGCGTGCTGGTCCATCAGCTTGATTAGTTTTTTGGCGTAGGTGGGGTCGGTGGCGTAGCCCTCTTTCACCAGCCACTTCGCCGCTTCCTCGCGGGTGCTGCAGTTGTTGCAGCCCTTGTATTTCTTGTAGTCCCGATACCAGCGATCGACGAGATAGACCACGCATGAGGCGAGATCAGGAAAGTCGATGAAGCTATCGGTGATCGTGATCCACTGGTTGTTGATGAATTCCTGGGTTTTGGTCGCGGTGCCGTCACCCTTCAGGCCAAAGAAGTTGTTACGGCCAGAGACGTGTTTGCCCCAGCCGGATTCGCAAGCCCACTGGGCAGCGACAAGCTCGGGGAACTTGGCTCCAGCAACTCTGGCGGCTTCGATTACGCCTTCCCACGTGTTGGCAAAGTTGGTTTGTTTGCCGGCGACGCTCCACGTCTTGAACCAGCCCTGGTCGCGCCCCAAGATGTGGGGGTTGGCCTTGTTGATGGCTTCCTCTAGCTCGGTAATTGCTGCTGTCTGGTGGGGCAGCGCTTTGTAGTACCGGAAGAGGTCAGTTAGGCGGATCTTGTTTTGCGCCATCGGACTAGGGAGCGTGGATACTGAAACCTCCGTCAGCGTGTTCTCTCACCACAGGCTTGAGTGCTTCGGGCTGTGCTGCGTGCCAGTCCTCAATGGTGCGATCCAGTCGAGGTTTGAGGGTGGCCTGAAACTTGAAGTCCTGGGCGGACTTGTGCAGTTTGTGGCGCCAGTCCTTATCGCCGAATCGCACCAGCCAAGTTGTGGTCAGGACTTTTTTCGGGCGATGGCGTTAAGGAGGCTGATGGCGAGCTGGACCCAGCTGTTGCTGCGGATGGGCAGCAGGGTCAGGATTTCGCTTCCGGCGGCAGCCAGGATTGCGATAGCAGCAAGAGTCGTGGGATCCATTGAATACTGGAATCTTGCAAAAGTTTAGCTGTACTAGATAAGAAGGGCCAGCGCTTAAGTGTTTCTGCGGCTACCTTTCATGTAGCGACACCTCGGTATGGACCATCGCATAGAGGGTGGCGAATACTTAAATAAAAAAGAGGCGAAGTTAAAGTTTAGGCAAGAAATAATTTGGAAGTGGCGAAATAGGTGTGCTTACTGCAATGCAGATTTGGGACGCTCGGCCACCCTCGATCATGTGTTAGCTAAAAGTAAAGGCGGGCATACCCATCCCAGGAATCTGATTCCAGCCTGTCTGTCGTGCAATGTGCGGAAGGCGAGTCGGGACTGGAGGGAGTGGTTCCGCGAGCAGGATTTTTGGGATCAGCGGCTAGAAGTCGAGATCGAAGAGTGGATTGACCCTACGGAAGTGGAGGTTGCATAGGGTCCCAGCCCATGCCCTCTAGGTACATGCGGGCGATGTATTCGTCTTCTGCATACCGGCAGATGCTGTCCTTGCAGGCCCGGTAGTAGATCTCGTTGCGCTCGTTCTCCAGTTGCTCCAGCTTGTAGCCGCCTTCAAAACAGGTGGAGTGGACGATGGTGGTCACAGCTTCTGTTCGATGGTGCGGATTCGGCGCTCGTGGTCGTCGAGACGTTCTTTGTGATCGCTCCGCAGCGCGGTGATTTGTTCCAGGATTAAGGCCATCCTGGTGTCCATGATGCTGGCGCGTTTGTCGATACGCCATAGTGCGCCAACGCCCGCGATGATCGCTGCCGTGGCTAGTGGCGTAAGGAAGGGATCCACGGGCGTCAATCGTTGTAATTATTTTATCGAAGGTGGGCGCCAAGGATCGGGCTGCCCACGCAGGATCACAACAGCTCGACGGTAGTAATCGCAGTCGGTTTTACCAGCCGCCTCAAGTGCCGCTTTTATCTTGCGCCAGTTCTCTAGTGTTTCGGCATCCATCTATCTAGAGGATATTGAAACGAGAGCATCGACGAACGCACTCGGTAGGTCGTGCGCTGTTGCCAGTTGCTGCACATCGGTAATCAACTCAGCCGAGATGACACCGAGGCTCTGCGCGGCTTGCCAAGAATTGAGAAAAACCCGTGTGTCACCCTGCGAGGCTTGCTGTAAGCCGACAACGAGACCGCCGTACAAGCCTGGTGCGGATTGCAGCAACGTGCCGAGCATGGTGTTAACGCTGGAGTCGGTCATCACTGCAGCGGAAAAGTCCACCCAGAGTGGTTCGGGAGGTGGAGGCGGAAGGGGCTCCACGACGTAGGCGCCATCCACCCAGCCGAGCTGTTCAATTGCTGGGTCGTAGGGCGGAGAGACATAGGGTCCAGTGAAGCCTGCGGCGTGAATCTCGTCCTCAGTGAACGTGGACGGGTCGGTGCGCGTGAAGCCGTTCGGCAGCGTGATGCGGAAGGGCAGTGGCTCAGGGCGAGCGCCGTGGAGGGAGTAGAGGGTCATGGGTAGGTAAATGTGGTCTGAATCCACCCGTAAGTGCCGGAATACACGCCATAGGAGGCTGAGTCAACACTCCAGTCCGAGTTGATTGTTTTGCCTACTGCGGTATTAGACATGCTACCTGTTATAGCAACAGAAGCATTGTTTGATGCGCTGTTAATGAAATCAGCAATGCCCCCTCCTGTATAATTCGCAGTCCATGTGTTGCCCAATACTAGACATCCGTCGAGCTTCCAATAGCCATTAGAGTTGTCATATATTAGGCTGAAATATCCATTAGAGCCGACTTCTCTTAGGACACAGTTATAAACACTGCCTCTTGTGTAGCGCAGCATGGCCACAGTGTAATTAGTGGTGCGGCCTCCGTTGTTTCTTTCTATTATTGCGCCGTACAAAGAGGTTCCCGCGTTGGTAACACCAAGACATGCAAAGTCTCTTTTTGACGACGACGTGCTTCGCTGGAGCTTAACTTGTCCTGCGGCACAAACCACAGTTAGTGCCTTGCCCTGATCATGAAAAACAGCATCAGAATATGAGTCAATACTGAAGCCTGTATTGTACGTTCCTGGATAAACAACAATCATGTTGCCACTTGAAGCGGTAGTGACTGCTTTGTCCACCGTCGCAAAAGCAGTTGCAAAACTCGTTCCGGTGTTTGAGTCTGAACCTGTAGTGGCATCGACAAAGTATTTGGTTGACGCAAAATTATCAATCAAGGATCTATAGGCAGGAGGGAAGGGATCGCCGGGGACAGGAGCAGTCGGCCATTTACCGGCAATCGCTTTGTATATGCCTTGCTCTCTTGCAGTCCAGACACCGGGATTGCTTTGTGCTGAGGCTGAATCGCGCAGCTTTCCAACCAAGCCACCGTTAAGCCCAATCATCACGCAATCTCCTCATATCCGATGATCAGCTCAAGATCCCCATCAACACTGGCGATAGCACGAAGAGAGTCGCCTTCCTCCAAATAGAAATAGGTGTCTTTGGAGCTGAGTATCTGCGTGGCGTCAGCCGGTATGGAGATGGTCTTTGCCAAGTAGCGGTCGTTTGTGCCGTCGTAGATGCTCACGCTGATGTCAGCAGCCAAGGTGCCATCAACATTGGCGCAGAAGATGCTGTTGATCTTGAAAACCTTGCCACTGGCGGCGGCATTGCTCAGCGCGGCGGCAAGTGTGGTGGTGACGGCATAGCGTGCGGTCTTTCCCGTAATGCTCGTTGGTGCCTTGAGGTTCGGTGCAGCCATCAGAAGATCATCCCCGCAATAGCTGGGTCAAGGTCAACCGACACCGCTGCCTCCTGCGAGAGCGCCACCCATGCGGTGCCGTTCCACTTCCATGTACGCCCGTTGAAGGTGTACGTCTGGTTGAGTGTGGGGCTAGAGGGGAAGTCGATAGCCATGACTTAGTTTACCTGTGTTGAATCTGTTACCTCAGTTGATTCGGGCTCGGTCCACACTGGGTAGTCAGGCCCGGTGATGTAAGCCGCAAGTTCCTCGGTGGTGGTGGTAGCGAGGATTGCTGTTTCCTTTTCGTCGCTTTTGGCGCGGATGGCAGCACGCTCTGCAAGAACGGCATCGGGCACTTGCTTACCATTGGGTTCCGCGCTTCTTGTAACCATCCAGTCTGTTGCGCCAAGCATCGACCCAGCATTGCGCTTTACATGAGCAATGTATTCTTCTTTCAGTGGTTCTAAGTCTTTCCAGTTCAAGGAGCTGTCATCATTGAAGCCCCAAGCCCATCGTTGATCGTACCAAGGCGGTTCTGGCAGTGGCCCCGTGATACCACGCTGCATTAGCTCTTGCTCTGTGGATAGCGAAAGCCAGTTGCTTGGATACTGAACATCATTCAGTGTGAAAGCCATTGAGTCGGAAATCTTGCGTCCGTCTGGGAGTTGGTAGGAGGCCATCGGAAGTTAAGGGTTGGGTTGAGCACGAGCGAACTTGAACTTGTCGCCCGTCGTCGTGATGGAATAAGTATTACTCCCGCTGGTATTATAGGAAGTGCTACTAGTTCTAAGCTTGAATCCGTTTGAAAGCTTATCGGCGTGCGTGGCAAATGTAACGGCATTGCCGTTGATGGTCATTGCAGTTGGAATGCCATTCAGGTAGACGAATGGACCGTCTGCATTTGCGTTGCCGGTGAAAGTGCCGCTGGTTGTAATGGCGCCTTCGGGCAGGTTTGCCGTGCAGAGCGCCTTGAAACCGCTGGGGGCGGTGTAGGCGAAGGGGCGTTGGCCGAAGTTGAATTTTGTTGTAACGGTTGAATAAGTTGAAGTAGCGGCAGTATAGACTTCACCGTTGCTGCCAAATCCGCTATGAGAAGGGTAGTTTCCATTGGCAGGATCTCCAGCATTCCCCCCTACCGAAAACCATGTGCCGTTTTGACCGACCCAAAACTTTTTTGCACCAGCGTCGTATGCAAACATAAGTGTTGCGTTTGGCGTATAAACAACCGCTGGGCTAGCAGTTTGAGCGCCTCCCCCAACAAAAGCACCATTACTTGTTAGATACCCACAAGAATTGCTATTTCCCCCAATATATGAATGGGTTTTATCTATTTGAGCTATGCCAATATAGCTATATTGATGAGTGCTAATTGTGCATTCCCAATACCATTTACCCGCTGTCATCCCAAAACCACACAAGGCAACGCTTGGACCGCTCCAGCTACTGTCAGTTGAGTAATGCTGCAAATTGCCATCAGACAAAGTAACGGCAGAACCTTTAGAAAGCGGATTCAACGTCGCATAATTCCCCCGTACCTCACCACCAACACCTGTATCCGTCTCGGTGCCATTAGTGGGAACGTCTACGAGGCTGTCGTTGCCTGCACCAGCAGCCACGCTGATGTTGTTGACGGTCCAAGTATTGCTGTTGCCAGAAGTGTCCGTCCCTAGTGCGGCGGCGGTGCTGTTGTCGGAAAAGTCAAGGTGGAAACCGTTGGTGCCGTAGGTAAGACCAGATGCGTCAATCGGTTGCCAGATGCCGTTGGCGTCAAACTCACCGAAGCTGGTGGGATCTAACGCTTGGCCGTCGATGAAGTGAACGTCGGCGAGATAGCCGTTGAGGTAGTTTGTTGTGTTAGCCGCGCCGATCTGATGAGCGACTCCCGTGTTAAACGTGTCACTAGTTGCAGTAACAGTGCCAACACTTACGTTATTAACATATAATTCATGGGCAGTTCCATTTTGCTCCCAGACAACGTGATACCACGCTGATGGATCACGAAATAGCGCTGTCGTTGTCAGTGCGCTACTGCCACCAAATGTCAGGTTTAGCGCATCGCCAGACGTAAAACCAAAGCTGTGGTTTGTTGAAACGCCTAATAACTGCTGCGTGCTGCCAAGAGCAGAACGCTTAACCCACATGGATAAAGTGAAAACATCTTGATCTGTCGGCGTTCCGAAGGTCGCACCAAGGTAGGCACTGTCACTACTGTTGAAACGCACGCTGCGTTCGATGGTGTACTCACCGCCACCACCAGCAGGTGCTTTCAACAACATGGGGTTGGCGCTTCCAGGAATCGTCATGTGTTGGTCGGCTCGCTGATCAGACGTGCAGTGATGTGGGTGCTGCTGTCGACGTAGTAGACCAGCGTGCTGATGGCCCCTGTTGTTGTACCTAGCGTCGGTACACCACCATCGAAGTACCAGTAGGTGCCGTAGGCCAGTGTCCTCGCGGTAGCGTCTTGCGTGATCGAAATGCTGCCGCTTTGTCCTGCAGTTACGTTTGTCGGATTAGCAATCGTCGTGTTTTGATCCAACGCCAAACTAAAGTTATTACCGGCGCTGAAATCAGGAGTAACCGTCGCCCCAGGAGTAAGTGTCACGATTGCGCCACGTTGTGCCGCTGTGTAACTTTGTACCACATCAGTCTTTGCGGTGTCCGCGTCATACGCCTGCACAGAAGAACCGAGATCGCTGCTATCAAGCAGGTTGTCAACCGTTACCGTTTGCGTGCTGGTGACGATGGAATCGACTTTTACAGATCCGTAAGCCATTACACAATCATCCAGATAGCGTTTTCGGGTACAGTTACAGCATAGGTATCCGCAACTTCCACGGGTCCAACAGATAGCCCATTGGTTCCGGCGCTCAGCTCAATATCTTGACTGATCACTTGCTGGGTTTCCACGATGGGACTTGACGAGGCACCGCCGCCCGTACTTGTTTCCACCCATTGCAAGCTATTACCATCGTTGACATAGGTAAACTCAATTCCCAAGTCAATGTCGTACCAGCGATCGCCCTCGGCGGGGCTGGCGGGTGGGCTTGAGCTTGCGGTGTAGGAGCCACCACCACCTCCTCCCCCGGCGATCTCCACCATCGCGCCAGCGGCGTTTTTGATGTAGAGCTTGCTGTTGGTCTTATCCCACGCGGGTTCGGCAACATCAAAATCACCCGCACTGGGGGCAGTGGTGCCGTTGCGGATGAGGATTTTGGCGACGCGAGCCATCAGAACGTACCACCATTTACGGTGTCCACCGCAATCGTCACAAAATTGTTGCCGGAATCAAGGGTCCAGCTCAGGCTGCTGTTCAGGCGAATCACGCCGTCCGTTCCATCAGTGCCGTAGATATAACCAGCTGTTCCACCGCTAACGACAGCGACCTTTTCATCCGAGCTGGCTGCCGGGATGTTGAGTGCAGTCTTGAAAGCGTTAAATGTGACCTTTTTCTCTTTCTGAGCAGATGCCTCACTGGCATCGTGCATCAAGATCAAGTCGTCAGCGCCGCTAATTGCAGCAAGGGTTGCCAAGTCATCAACGGCAGGCACCACCGGGATCTTGGTGGTGGCATCGGTTGCAACGTGCAGCGTGCCCCGATCCGTAGTGACATGCGGTTCGCCTGCCAGCATTCCCGTGGTGGGGAGGTTGGTCTTCAAACCACGCTTAAGTTGAATGCGAGCCATGACGGCTAGTTGAAGGTTCCTCCGTCAAGTGTAGCCGTCCAACTTGTGTCGTAATTAGCGTTTGTGTCTTTAATCAGAATGTTGCCAGGATCACCGCCAGTTGGTAGGCCACCAGCAACTTCACCAGTGGCACCTTGTGGTCCCTGCGTAATTGCAGTAACAACTGAGGTTTGAGGAACGGTGACGACAGTTGTGCTGCCGTTTTCAGTAACGACAACCTTGCTTTCAACTGAGGAGATATTGACTGAAGTCATGCTGTGTACCCCTCAGAGACATAAATGACTCCTTCTAGGTAATACTCCTTCAGGCCAGATGCGTTGGTCAGCAATACGTCGTAATAAGCCTCATTTGGGAAAGCCGCAGTTTGCTCATCAGTCAAAGAAATTGCAACTGTTCCGGCACTGCGGTCTGAATATGTAATCGAAAAATCGGCATATTTTGTAGATCGCCCTTTATCCCACGCTTGGGCAGCCACAGTCCACCCGTTCAGGTCGATCGCAACACCTCCGCTGTCTTTGAACTGCAGCGTGACGCTGTAATCAGCCCGGCGCTGCAGCGTGATGTTGTAAGTGCCCGGTGAGATAGCCATGTTTCAAGTTTAGCGACCTTGACCACGCAGGGCTTTCTTTCCGCGACGACGTGGGCGGGAATGTTGCCCGTAACCCTGGGAGGTTGTTTTGGGGCGCCCAGCCTTGTGCTCAACACGCCCCAGTGCAGTTTTGGACTTAACGGCCATCAGTCGTCGTCGCGTGGGTTAATTGCCACGATGCAGTATGCCAGTAGCACACCAAAAATCCAAGTGATGATAGTGAAGCCGAGCATTACGTCTTAGTGGGGTGCGTTAGACGGGGACACTAAGCGCCTTATTTAGCTTCCATGACCTGCTGGCTTCATCCCAAAAATAAATTTGACTCGAATTTGACGGATACGGAACAGGAGCCTGCCATTCAAGGGTTTCGGGGTTAACACCCCAGCTGGCATATGGTTTTGGAGGTAAAAACACGTCTAAGTTTGGATAATATTTACCTCCTGGGACTGCGTAATGTTTCCTAAAATTAGAGTTGTAACTTGTTTGAACCCAGCTTGTATCCGCACCAAAAAGCTCTCTTAAATATTGCACGCCTAAAAATTCCTGCTCAACGCCGCTTTCGTCCGTAATTTTTGCATTGGCAACAACCAACACCCGTAACACGGTGTTATCGCTATCAAGTTCAGCAAAATGCGCCATGACGTTAAAGCAGATAGCGAACTACAACGATGCCGGAGCCACCTCCGTGCCCGCCGTTTCCTGTATTAACTGCGCCGCCAGCGCTACTGCCGCCAGCGCCGCCAGTTGCGTAAACGGTATAGCTACCTCGAATTGAACTTCCAGCGCCGGAACCACCAGCCGCAGATATGCACGCATTGACCGCGTAAGAAGCATTTGCGCCAGCACCTCCGGCGCCACCACCGCCACCGCCATGTGTGTGAGGAAGAGTCCCAAAATAAGAACCCTCTCCACCATTGTTTCCTTGCCCTGAGGTTCCAGACCCTCCGAATAATTGACCACTGCTACCGCCACCCGATCCACCACTGCCGCCGGCACCGCCAAATCCTCCGCCTAGACCCCCGCCGAGGGCAGTAATACCGAAGACGCTTGACGCTGAACCGTTGGAACCGGAACCTCCCGGAGAAGAGGGTGTCGCTTGCGCTCCGCCAGCACCAATACTTACGGTGTAAGTCCCTGGAGAGACGGTTGTTGTACCCGTTCGCATCCCGCCTGCACCTCCGCCGCCATGATAGGTGCAATAGCCAACTCCTTGATAAGCAGTCGGCAAAACGCCAGTGCTACCACCACCTGCAACAACTAAGTATTCGACAGTCGCACTAAAATCTGCCGGGACAACTAACTGCCCAGTGCTCGTAAAAGTATGGATCCGATACCCACCGGAAGTAGTCACTGTTCCACCTTCCATGACCGGAGTGACAGTGCCTTCGCCTACTATTAACTGAATGATTGACATTAGCTCAAACCTCCGCCTGTAATGACGAAAGTATTTGTTGCAACACACAATACAGTAACAAGACCATATTGAGCAAGCGTTCTGTTGCCTGTTGTAGCGGCACCCGCTTGCCTGAGCGTGACAGAAGTTCCTTGAGTAATTGTTTGATCACTGGAGCTGTTATTGTAAATACTAACTGCGTCACCTATTCCAAAAACACCAGCGGGAATTACAACACCACCTGTTGTTATAGATATGTGTTTGCCTGCGTCGCTTGCAATCAAAGTATAAGCAGAAGTTTTAGCATTTTGCGGGACTTTTGGGAAGGCTTGAGAGCTTGCAAAAACAATGCCGCCGGTCATTGTGCCGCCCGATTTTGGTAGAGCCGCATCTGCTAGATCATACGCAGATTTAACGCTATTAGCTGTTGCCGCTGTTGTAGTGCTAGTGCTTGAAGTACTGTCAGTTAACTGAACAGTGCCCGTGTTACTTGTCGTTGCTGCCTGAATCTTGCTGCCTGCAATAGCTGCAGAGGCATTGATATCTGCATCAATAATTACGCCCGCAGCAATTGATGTAACGCCAGTGCTATTTATGGCTACATCGCCGCTCATTGGCACCGAGGCGGCCACGTTACTACCGTTGCCAACAATAATGTTGCCGCTGGTCAGCGTTGCTAACTTGCTGAAACTAATTGCCGCTGATGCGCTAATGTCGGCGTTAACAACTGCGCCAGCAGCAATAGCAGTAACACCGGCACTACTAAGTGTAATATCGCCAGTAATTGCGGCTGCAGTTGGCACATTACCGCTGCTGCCCACAATAATTTGTCCGCCGGTCAACGGAGCCAGCTTGCTGTGCGCAATAGCGGCTGATGCACTAATATCAGCATTTACAAGGCTTGCATTACCAGCAAGCAACACAGTTCCGCTTGCGTCGGGATAAGTGATCGTCCGCGCTGCCGATGCTGTGGCTGCTGCAATGGTCGTGTTGAACGATCCGGTGTCATAGATCAGATCAGCGCCATCAAGAGTGACATCACCTGTAAAAACACCGCCAGTTTTGTCTGCTTTTTCGGTATACAGCTCCTCCAACGCTTCCTGCACGTCAGTAGCTGACATGCCACTAATTGCTGTGATAGCGATACCATCTGCTTGCTGCGTAACAACTGTGTTGGAGACATCAATTAGCGTCCATGCCGTGCCATCCGACAGCAACATGTCTGGTGCTTGCAGTGCAACTGTTGGGGCTGGAGCTGTGCCCGTGCCGGAGTCATTAACAATAACGTAATAACGATTATTGCTATTAGCAGCGGCGGGCAATGCAGAACCGACCGTCAAGCCAGCTGCGGTTCCAGCAGTTGTGACTGTGGCAATAGTATTATCCGATGCGCTATAAGTACCAGCAAAAACAATCTCACCAGCAGTGATGGTAATCGGCTGCCATGCGTTGCCATCCCACAGGTATAAGTCACCATTCCGCGAGTCATAAAAATATTGCCCGCTGTAGTCAGGCGTAGGAAAGACGACGATGCCGCCAGTATCAGCGGAACCGCCGATCTTAGTGACAGATGCTGCAGCTAGCTTTGGACCCGTAATCGCACCATTGGCAATACGCTCAGTCGGTAGCTGGCCAGTAGTGATCTTGTCGGCGCTGAGATCAGGAATATCCGCTGCAGCGAGTCCTTCTGTCGCTGTAATGTGACCTTCGCTGTCAAACGTAACTTTGGTGCCGCTACCCCCCACGATCACATTGCTGTGATTTAGTGTGCCAGCCACATCAACCGCAAGTCCTGTACCAGGGCGGACAACACCAGTAGCACCTGCAGTCGCTTCGGGTAAATCGCCAGACTGAATTAAACGACCAGCAGTAACAAGACCGTTGGTGTCATATTGAACAACGTGATAATCAGTTGCTTCTGCTTCAACAGAATTATCAATCGCAATGGTATTGCCAGAAAGCGTTAAGCCATTACCGTTGACGACAACGGCACCTTTGGTGTTTGTCGTTGCCGTTGGTAAATCAGCACCTTCAATGGCGCGATAAGTCGTTGCACCGCCGCTCGATGTGGGGCCAGCAAGAAACTGCGATGCCGCTGTAGTGTCATCCAGCGTGGTGCTAATTGTAACGCTATCGCCAACTTGGGTAACGACAACATTGACTACACCGGCAGAACTGCCGATGATTTCGTTGACAGAGCCAGCTGCTTTGAACTCAATCCATTGGCTGCCGTTCCAAATGTAGGCGACATCGCTGCTCGTATTGAGCGCGAGTTGACCGACATACGAACCGCTAGCTGGCAATGCCGCAACCAGCTGGCATGTGGAATTATTGGCTAATTTTGTGTCAGTAATAGTGTTATTGCTTAGTTTGTCCCCACTGACAGTGCCACTCCCAAGCGCATCACCATTCAGCGTGTTGGCGGTGAACAGAATCTTGGCATTAGGAATCGTGGCGTCACTAATTAGCGTGACGGCTTTGTCTATAAAGCCAGTAACGGTTATCCGTCTTGTGTCGCTAGCGCTGACATCGGCAACCGCCAGAAAATCACCTGTGGCAAGATCAGCGCTTGCCAGAGCCGCTAGTTCGCTGATCCTGAGGTCGGCCACAACGTTACGAGCTAGTCAATGCACCCATCTTAGGCAGCCTCGTCGCCTTCCAGCAACAGATAGCCATCGCCCTGCTCCAGCAAGATCGGATCACCGGCTTCTTGTAGCAAACGACGAGATACCGTTGTCCGTGCTCGCAGTTTGATCGAACCAGTAACCACAAAATCAATTGTCGAAACCACAATGTCACCCGGCGCAAAACTGGTTGCGCTATTGGTCACTAACGCGTCAAATTCCCACCAGAGTGAATCGTTTAGCTGCGTGGCCGAAAAACTGCCGCCAGCTGCATCCGTATTGGGACTTTTAATATAAAATTTTGCATGGAAACCGCTGCCAATTTCTGTTCGCAATACAAGCTGCATTAAATAGTTGACAGGTTCGCTGTTGCTTTCGTTTACATAATCCCACTGCGCTGTTAAACGGCCAGATCCACTGATAAGGCTGCTGTATTGTTGGCGGTGCTGATCGCTAAGCGCCGTAATATCAACCGTTTCTCGATTTGTATTCAATTCATAATCAGTAATAGAAGCGACAAGGCGCTCGTCTCTGCTTTCAACCGTAACTGCAATAGGGATATTGCGTGCAATGTCGTTAAGCGAAATCAGACCAGCAGCGCTGCCTTCTAGGCTGTCGTCGAAATTGTCATACAGACGAATAGCGCCGAGCTCATCAACAAAAATGTACCAGCTGCCGTCTGGATAAACAGTGTTATCAGCCCAGCCGCTTGAATCAACAAAATCAAGATCTGTTCCGTCTGTCGTTCTGATTGTGACTCGATCACCACTGATTAATACGCTTTCGTCATAATCAAAGCTAAACCGATTACGCTGAGAATTGATGTCACTTGGATTGACAATGCTTTCCAAGACGCCTTCAATTGCTTGACGCTTAATTTCAATATTTCCAACATTACCAAGGTAAACGCCCATTAGATCGTCACCTCTAACAACGCACCAGTGCCTTGGAAGCTAATCTGAGCAGAACTGACTTCGCCAACGCTAGCGCCAAAATTAACACTTGTTATATAAGTAGTCAGTAGCACGTCACTGTTGACATTGCCGTTTATTAGACGCAAACGCATTTCAACCGTGTCGCCATTGCTAATTCCGCTGATGCGAAGCACTTTCTTCAGCGCGGTTGCTGCGTCGTTGCGGCCTGCACTATCGCTGTAGTACAGCAACGTTGCATTGCCGTTAAACTCTTGAACGCCAGGGGCATAAGTACGCTGCGACTCGCCGAGGCTGGTGGTTTCCAGCATTTCAAGGTTGCCGGTCATCGACCAGTTAGTCACCTTGATCTGTTCCACCTCGTCAATTAGGAGGCGCCCGTCACGTCCGGTATAAACCTTGGCCATGTCTACACGTTAAGCAACAGCCACCAGTGACACTTTAACGGAGCTAATGCCAGGACGCACTGATGTCACAGCCGGTGCGGAATCGTAACGCCACTTTGTCTGAGGCGGTGCCGCCATGCTCACAGATGTGCCAGTTGTGACGCCCGTCGGCAAAGCGAAGGTGCGTAAAGTTCCAAGCTGGTCGTCGTAATCAGTCAGAAATTTCTCGGCTTCCACATCTGTGATGTTGTCGTAGTTCAGCTCTAGCTTGGCGTTGACGCGCTGGGAGCCGTACAGAATCCTGATCTCTGCGCCGGATTGCGAAGAAAACCGCTTGCTCGGCCAGTCACCTGGGTCAAAACTGCGTGCGGTTGGTGCCAGTTCGGGAAAAGCCATTACTCTGCAACGATGAACCGCGTTGGCGTCAGGATGTCTTGTACCAAGATACTTGCGCCTTGAGCGTCTACAGGTACATGCACGGCAGAAATGTCAACCAGTCCGTCTTTGTCAAGGGTGATCTGGTCGATTTGATAAACGCCCTTACTGACTTTAGTGCTCAACAATGTGAAGATAGTTCCGTACAGGGACGAGTCGGAAACGCTGCCACCAGACACAGTGATTTGCCGCTCGATTACCTCTGATGTGGCCGGGTTGTAAACCAGAGCGGAATATGTGCCATCCTCAACGGTGTTGACTGCCACCAACGTTCCAGCGTCCGTGATGACACCGTTGTTGTTGGCTGAATAGCTTGTGGATTCAGTAATTACGCGGATGTAAGAGCCAGGCTCGATAGCAAGTCCAGCGGGGGTAGTTTTGAAACTAATGGTGTGAGTTACACGGCGGCGGGTACTCATCAAAAAGCGTGCGGTCAGCAGTGCCTGCTCACGGTTGGTGCAGAAATCGGTCAGATCAAAGGTCTGCTGTGTTGTTGCACGTTCGCCAACAGGAAGATCGGCCCAGTTCAAAAACGCTGATGATTGTGCGGGCAAATCGTTTTGCGTCGTAACACGCCACATCACTACGGCGCGGAAATTCGTGCGCTGTGAGGCGTCGATGTAATTAACCTGCAAACTATCCGCAATGATGTTGCCCGCAGTAAAG